CGTTAGAACTAAAGAGTCAGTATAATAAACGTCGTAATATTCCGTATCGCCTTTTATTAGTCCAGCAGTTCCCGAAACAAGAGTTAACGATCCAAAGTTGTTACATCCTACTGCTACTCCTTTAATATATTCGCTTCCGCTTATAGACTTGTAGAAAACATCTCCGTTGCTATTTTCGAAATAAACTCTTTCGTTTACTTTTACTCCGTTGTCGCGTAGGTTTAACCAAAGGTCTTGACCTAATGTACAATGAAAACTTAAAGGTTGGTTAGTTAGAAATAAAGCGTTTGCGTTATCGAGAATATAATCCGTGTTATCGTAAAAAGGGAAGTCAATCCATTTGACCGTTCCATTGAAAACATACTTATCTAAAGTCGTCGTTATGTCACGTGTGATAGTCTTTCGGTTATCTGCATATGCTACAGCTCCGTCTATAGTTGCATCGGTTACATCTGACCATAACGCGTCAACTACTAAATATCCTACACCTTGAGCGATAACAGTATGCAATCCTTCTAACGTTGGGTTCGCTACTCCTCCGTCAGTTTGATAGATAACTACTTGGTCACCTACTACAAAAGTATTCGATACATTTATTTGTACGTTTCCGGAACTATTAGTTAAAGAAGACGTGTAAGAAGTTTTTGTTAGGTACTCTTCACCAAACTTGACGTCGTATTTGTAATAGCAGTTGTTCGCGTCGTAGAACGTAGTAATAGACGGATTGAAGTTATAGGTAACTTGACTGCTTAAAAGTTTCGATAGGTCTTGTTCTCCATATCCACTCGTTAACGGAAGGATTCTATATTCTGCGATTTTGTTAGAAGTTCCGCTTTCGTAAACGTCAAAGATATATCTGAATCCTTGATTGTTTACGTTCGTACTATCGATTATGAATTTACACTCGTTATAAGCTGGTGTGAAGTCTTGTGGTTCTGCTATTATTGATATTGCCATAACTATATTAAAAGCATTTTTATTCGTGTTTTTAGAAGGCTATGTAGCTATCGTCGGTGTAGTAGTTTTCTTTTATGTACGTAGTCGCATAACGCACAGCATCCATAGCATCGTCGTATAACTTGATAGGTTCGTCGGTTATATTGTCGCCTATCTTTTTCCACTTGTAATTCTCGTATTCTTTTTTTACTCGTTGGTCTTCCTCACAAAACACACCAAACGACTTTACGTTATCAATACCCTTCTTCACTACTTTGTTAGCGTTTAATACATTGAACCCCGCGTTATTCATTTCTTGTATTATTTCGGGTCTTGAGTAGTCGGCTAATATCTCGATGTTTTCTTCTATGTTTAGAATCTTCATTTTCTCTATCAAGTTCGAAGTAGTCAAATAAGATTCGTAAATAACCGGTTCAATAAAAATATCGTTATCTCTCCAGTATACACGCATTAAAGCCGTAGGGTGATTATATCCGAAGTCTAAGCCGTAGACATAAGAAATAAATTTAGCGGGTCTATGTTTAAGGAAAGTCCAATTAGAATAGATGTTAGATTTAGAAATGGCTTTTTCTCCTAATGCGTAAATTTGATATAAGGCTTCGTCAGTACGTTTTAAGTCTTCAATCTGACGTTTGATAGTTTCGGGTAGAAAAGGGTTATCTCTATAAGTAGATTTGATTAGGATTGATTCGTCTTTTGGTAACTCGTATAACCAACTCGAACTATCCGACGGGTTATAGTCAAAGATTAACTTTGTTTCCGTTCGCATATTCAACTGAGTAAAGTCGTCGTAGAATAATTCGTTGGCTTCATTACACCACGCTATATCTCTTTTACGACCTCTAATCTTTTGTTCGTCGTCTACACTAAAGAACTCTACTATGCTTCCGTTTGGAAACCTATAGATGTTCTCTGACATATTGTGATTCGTCTTTTCGTAGATGTCTAAGTCTTTGAGTATTTCTAAGAAGTCACGCATAACAGTAGCACGTAACGCGGGGAAAGTCTTACGAATGATGCTGACTACCTTGTTAGAGTTTTGTAAGCAGTAAACGATAACCATTTGACAAAGTGAATACGTTTTACTTGAACGCGAACCACCTTCGTTAATAACGAAACGCACTTCTTTCTTTTGAAGTGCGCTCCAGTTCTTTTCGAATATAATTGTACTATTTATCTCCATTTGCTACGTTGTAGGCTTGTATTAGAAGTTGAACTTGGTAAATGTCCATAATCACGCGAGTTCGATTTATAGTGACGCGCTCACCTTTTTTCTTTAAGATATACGCTTCTACTACTTGACACATTTTGTCAACTTCCCTTATTGTCACCTTTGATTATGTTTATCTTAATTTCGTTTATCTCTTTGCCGTTTGTAGTGACGTCAGAGTTTTCTTTTAAGCCGTTTAACCTTGCAACGATATTGTTGTTATACTGACCTACTATCGCTCCTTCTATTTGGTCGTTTCGTATTTCTTCCTTAATGCGCGTAACGATGGTTACAAACTCTTGAAAATTCCCTTCAATGTTATACCAATATCGGTTTATGTCGTTTTGAGTTTTATTGCAGTAGGTTTTAAAGCCGTCTATTGTTAGTGGTGGTATATGGTCTTCGTATACTACTCCTTTTACTGTTGCTTTTGGGATTCGTCTTATTCTACTTTTGCAGTCTTTTTGATAGTCTTCGAATAGTTTGTAGAGTTCTTCTGGACTATTTAAATTTCGGGGTTTTCCTACTTTAGCCATTTCTTACGTGTTTAAAAAATTCGTCTTCGTTTATTTCTTCTATGCAGAATAAGTTAGGTTGGTCACTTAGGTATAATAGGTAGTGGTGTCCGTCTTTTTGTAGTTTATTACATACATATTCGCAATAATTTTGAACGTCTACTCCCGTATCTATTATAAAGAACCTTAAATCGTCGTTTCTCATCCTTGACCTCTATTTAGTTTTATGTATCTTTTGCTTGTTTTTAGCTTTGAGCTTTTAGAATGTTGCTTAGGTCTTTTCTTTCGTGTTTTCCTAAGGTGTGCCGTTACGTTAGTCTGCTTTTTCATTTCTTATTTGTTCAAGTTTACGTTGCGCCCATTCTATACCTTCGTCACCTCCCCACGCTAACCACATTAATCGCCCACATCCGTCGCCTAATTCTTTGTCGGAGTTTTGTCGGTGACGTTCAAACGCTGCCATTCTCGCGATCGTGTCTTCACTTATTCCTTCTCCGTTGGCTAATTGGTTCGCTCTCATTTTACCTACAGCAGTTCCGCATTCACCCCATCCGTTTTCCTCTGCCCATCTTAACGCTATCTTTGCATTTTCAGTAGCTTGTTTAGGATAGTCGTTATAAGTTTCTGCGTATGCGTCTAAGAATTTACTCATTGATGTCATTCTATCAGTAGTCCAAACGGAATTACACACAGCGTATCGTTTAGATGCATCCGGAAACACGTGCATAGACTCCGGGTCTGCCATACATCTTTCTATAAAGTCTTTTCGTGATTCGTCACTCTTGGGTCTTGGCATTTCTCTTTCGTCTTTTAATAGGTTTAACTTCTTCTACTGGTTCTTCTATAACCTCTTGTTCTATTCCTACGTATTTTATTGGTTTGTCTTCCTCAAATAGGTAACCTAAACCAATAGAAACGTAATAAGAATATTTTTTAGGGTCTATAGTAGCTACTACTATTTTGCGATTTCCTAAGATTCCGTCTTTTTGTACGATAGTTTTATCGATGTACTCTAATTTAATCTTTTTCATATTCCTCTAATTCTAAAGCTAACTTAAATAAACACCACAATACTATAAACAACCCTCCAAAAACACGAAATAACTCCATATAATTAAGCATTAAAGCAAAACCTCCGAAGATTGCAGAAAAAAAAGCAAGTGTTGCAAGTAAATTAGCGTGTGTCATAACTATATTGAATTTCTTTTATGCCTTGTTTTATCTCTTTGATTAAGAAATGTGCAGCAGTCATCGAGATATTGAAGTATTGACTGAGTTCTTTTTGAGTAGTTAAGCCTTTGTCGTAGTATGCCTCGAAAATAATTTGTTTGATTCTATCGTTTATTCCGTTGCGATACATTTCTATTATTGACTTCTTACGGATGTATTGTTCTTCTAACTGAATTTTCCATTCTAAATCCGTGTTTTCGCAGTCTTGTTGCTTACCCTCTTCGATTGCCGTAACTCTATCGTCATTGTTTGACTGACTTGTAGACCATAAAACCTGGCATTTGATTGTGTTTAGAAGGTAAGATTTTACTTTTTCCTCACAAGCAGTATCGTCGTTTATGCTGAGAACGTGAAGGTAAGAGTTATTTATTACTGTATCCGCGTCGATATGGCTGTTCATTCTTACGAGGAAGTAGTTTGTATATCTTCTTACCTCGTCGTAATTACTTTGTATATACTTGTCAAGAACGGCTTTCATACCAGGTGCGAAAATCCGTATACCATACGCGACGTCTTACCGATTGACAAAAACATTCTTTGTCTTTTATTCCGGTTATTCTTTCTTTAAGGTTACGTAGTTTAATAAGATTCGTCTTTGCGTATCTTTTAGTTTCGTCGAGTGCGTGAATCTCGTTGATTAATGCCTTGTCAGCGTCTGTAAACATTCCGATATGATATAAGCTGTTAATGAAACTATACAAGCGTAAAATAGATTTTGTGTAGCTATTAGCGTAGTCCAAAACGATACACACTTCCAGCATCCGAAAGCACTATGTAAATACATCGTCAAAGATGTAATAGGTAAACGTTCAAAAGTTTTATCAATAAGAACTTGTATCGGTTCGAATGCCGTAAACCACCAACTTAATGCTAATAAACTAATCAATTCCACGACGTAAATATAAACATAATTTTTAAATACAAAAAAAACCCACTATAAAAGTGGGCTTCTTCCTTCGCTGTAGTATTGTCGGCATACGTACTTATCTATTTTTTGTAAGGTGGATAAGCTTACGTCTTTTCCTTCTAAGAATTTGTCTAAGTTGTATTGGTGGAACTTTTCACCTTTTAACTTTATTTCTTGTACTATTTGGTTTCGTGTTTTTCTACGTAGTAACTCCTGAAGTAACCTTCGTAGAGTGTAGTCGTCAATGTACATAACTAAAAGGGTAAATCATTCTTCACTTGTTCGGGTTTAATCCATTTGCCTTGCGGTTGTTCTTCCGTCTTTTTGTAAGGCTCTGAAATCTTTACCGAAAAGTAAGTTGTTCCTTTTGCGCTTTGCTTAACCCATAACGCTATCTCTTTGTCTTGACCATCTACGTTAATAGTTCCTTTGTAGTCTGGGTGCGTGTCCGCCTTTTTCTCGTTTTTGAAGATTGCTCCTGTGTTTTGTTTTGTTTCCATTTTTTTAATCTATTAAATATTCATTTGTACTAACTGCCATATCACCCTCTAATAATTCTGCCGAATTAGACTCTATTATTATTTTAGTATGTGGGTGTAAATTTTCTGACATCCATTTCATAACAGGTCTTACTAATTCTTCAAACTCTGCTCTTTTTTTTTCTTGTGTTTCCATTTTTATTTATTTATTTGTTTTACTTTTTCTAAATATAGAACTGCATCCATAAGTTCTTCCTGTAGGTGTTTTAGCCATTCTAAATGACTTAATTCGTTTTCTTGTAGTGTAGTTCCATATTTCTTTATTCCACGCTCTGAACGCGCTCTAAATTCGTTTATTACTGATTCCACTATTTCATCTTTTTTCATCTTATTCTGATTTAAAGGTTAAAATTTTAATGTCCAAGTTTTCTTAAACCACCCAAAGGTTATTGATTTTGTACCATCATTATTTTTTGAGTAAAATAAAAGAGGTAATATCAAAAAGTCGTTTTCCATCTTATTCTGATTTAAAGGTTTTGTTGTAGTAATTTTCTGAACAATCGATGTTAGATTTTTCAGGATTAAAGTAATCTTCTGCAAATAAATCACCTTGTGTAAATGCACTTTTTATTTGCTCTTTCTCCATTTCTTTGGCTTGGTGTAATTGAGCTATCAAATCATCTATACACCAATGAGAAGCACCATTGTTTTTTTGCTTAATAAAGTATTGAATCATTTTTTCTACTGCTGTTTGTTTCATATCGTATTAAATAAGTTGTTATAGTAATCTCGTGCTAACTCTATCTTTTCTTGTATTTGCCATATTACTGTTTCGTCACGCTCTACTTTAAATACTTTGATTCGTCTTTCGTTAGGTATGTGGTCGAAGTTATGCTTCTTTTGTACAAAATCACGGATGTCTAAGTCTTCGTCTATCTTGTGTTGCTTCCAATGTTCTCTTCTAACTTCGTCTTCTACGATGTCGAAAGGTGTATTCATTAAGCAGTAACATAATAACGATTCAGTTTTACCCGTTAACCACATATAACCTTGTAATTGATAGTAGTAGTCTTTGTTAGGTATTTCAGTTTCAAAGAACGGAAACGTTGTAGCATCCCAAGAAGATTTTACGTCTAAAAGTATTTCATTCGTGTTTACGTCGGGAACACCGCTTATAAAGTCATTTTCAAAGCGTTCTTCATTCTTGTAAATAAAACCTAAGTTTAAAACATCATTGACAAAACTAATAGCTTCGTCTTCTACTTGGTTTCCTTTGTCCGTGTATCTACTCCAAAACTCTTTTTTGATCCCGTATTTGTGTTCTAATACTAATTCCTGAATATAAGTTTTAGCTGTTTGCGATAGGCTCTCCCCTTTTGCGCGGGGAGTAGCCATAAGTTTACCTATTTGTGATGCTCTAATTTTCATAACTCAGTGATTTGTTTAAGTTGTGATGCATCTAAGTCGAAAGTTTCAATTAACTTTTCTATTTCGTATTCTCCGTTCTTAATAGCTTCGATAGCTTTATTAAAACGTGTAGCATCTATTTTAGCCTTTTTCTTTGGTGTTGGTTCGTCTTTTACTTGTTCACCACTTGCGTCGGTGTCTTTGTCCGTAACTAAACCTAAAGCTGAAGACAAAGCGTATCTACGATAGTACGTTACACCACTACCAAAAGACTGATAGTCGTTCATTCCTTTTAACGCTACGTTAGGAATTTCTACCATAGAGTCCAGACACTCTCCACTTTCTACGTGGAAAACTGTCGTACATAGGTAAGTAACTCCTTCTTTAGTGTTTAGGGTTTGTGTGAATCCTAATCCGTGTTTTTGTAGTAACGGATTAATCACTTCAAAGATTTTCGGTAAGTCAGCGTATGAATAGCCATAACCTTGTGTTGCCTTGTGAATTACTGGGACTTCTTGTTGGAACGTAGCCAACGATTTAAACAAATTTTTCATAGGTGTTAAATTAAAATTATAAGCAAATATAAGTATTATTTTTATATTACAATCTATTTATTTGATTTTTTTTGCTTCAAGTATTGAAATTAATGCGTAGGTCTTTTCTACTCTATCGTTTTGTTCGAACTCGGTAGTCTTTGGCATTCTATTATCGGTTATCCAACTGGTTGTTATTTTAGATAAGTCAAAGACAAATATTCCATTAGGTGTTGAATTAATGTATAATGGTCTATAATTCGTGTTTATATAAGAATTTATCATAGCGAAATACTTATCCTTCTCTAAAATTAGTTCGTTATAATGTTTGTTTCTGCATTTAAGTTCTATTCGGTATTTATACCTTTCGCTTGTGCAGTCCCATCTACTAAACTTATCTTCTGAAAGTGTCAGGTCTTCAATGTAATTTTGTTTTAAGAAATCGAATAACTCACTTTCCTTCATATTCTTTTATCTTTTTTTTATAGGTTTCGATTATTTCTTTTAGTTCTTCCTTTGTGAACTTTCGTGTTACTTTAGATTTACCTTCTAATACATTAAATTCCTCTGCCCCTATCTTTTTTAAGAGGTTTTCACGATAATTAATTAAATTACCTGACAGAAAGGTATTGCAATGTTCGCATTGAAGGTGTACGTTGTTTTCGTCAAACCTTACATTATAGTGATTGTTTGCATTATAGAAATGCCCAGCATTCTCTTTTTTTGGTGGCTTTTGACAGCTTATGCAGACGTTTCCTTTATCTCGTAGTCTTATGTATTTGTTAAAGGTTATTTGTGCTAATTTAATGTAGTCTTGTAGGGTCATAAGTTCAGCTTTCATTTTAGCTTTCGTCTTT